AGAAATCTGGTAGAACAACAGAACATACAACTGGAACTGTAACACTAACTGGTGCATCTGCAAAGGTGTGGTATGACGATACAATAATCACATTTGAGGATCAGATAGTAACCACATGGATGTGCGATGGTGGGGATTCCGGGTCATTAGTATTAGACATGGATAAACACCCAATAGGTCTTTTGTTTGCGGGTAGTGATGAAGTTACTATCATAAACAGAATAAAGAACGTATTGGAAAGTTTACCAATCGATGTGTCTTTCTGGCTTGAAGATGATCCAGAAGAACCAGAAGAACCAGAAGAACCACAACCACCGGAAGAAGAATACAATTGGCTAGTTGAATTGATATACTACATATTGGATTGGCTAAAAAAGCATTTAGGTGTGTAGGTGTGTCAATGGAAGAAAAAACACCAAACGAACAAGTAGATGATATGGACGCTTACATACAGAAACGCATACCACATAGTCTTGCATCGTGCATCATTTCAGATTACGACATAGAACCCGATAAACCCATAGAATCCAGCGTTATAATCTTACCGATAAACATTGGGTTGTGGATTATAAGTAGGGGTAACTTCAAATACACATGGGACGACAATGGTGCGTTATATTGTGAGCAAGATTTGGGGAATAACAAAAGCTACACCGCCATCGTGGATTATGCAAAAGCGTATGTAACAATCATACAAGGACCACGTGATAACGGTGTCAAGCTACCAGAACGACACAGTATATACCGCTAAGGAATTGCTGACTATACGTTGGCAATTTTCTTTTTTATTCAATACGTGTGGCGCACAAAGGACAACGGCGGATTCATTATGTTGTCGTGAACGTGGTTGGGGAACTAAACATTATCATGTTGGTCGATGTAAATGGCATGGGGGGAGTAGCACGGGGTCAAAAACAGAAGAAGGTAAATTAGCAACAACAAGGGGTAGAGTGAAGGCGTTAATAAAGGGTGGCAAGTATTCCAAGATGTCTAAGGATATCTGGAACGATAAGGAAAAGTCGGCATATTCTACAATATTATCCATATTACTAAATGAATATGACGTTGATGAAATAGGTGCGGATCAGATTGCAGTTGCAATTGTGTATCAAAAGTATTTCTTAATTCCTAAACTGCAAAGTGGTGATGATGTAGACCTTAATCCAACATCTGACAATATCAGAAAGTGGCTAAACGAATACATGATAACGCCAAAATCCAAGTCCGCTGAAACTAACGTGCAAATAAATCTTGCCGGTATAGTGATGGAGGTCTATCAAAATGGAAACAAAGGAGCAATTGACGCAGATTGTGAAGTCGTGGCAGAACAACCCGATTAAGTTTTGTAAGGATTGTTTTGGTGAAGAACCAGATGTAATGCAGCGGCAAATGTTTGATGCCATAGTATCAAACAATAGGGTAGCTGTTAGAAGCGGTAACGGTCCGGGAAAGACTTGGACGGCTGCAAGATTAAGCGTGTGGTTCTTTGTAACACGACCATTATCGATAGTGGTAACAACTGCTCCAACATGGCAGCAAGTCCAGAAACTATTATGGAAAGAGATACGTGCATGCATATCACAATCTAAATTATTACAATCTTGCATATACCTACCACCGCGGGACGCTGCAGCGTTTATGATAAAACCCGATGGCACATACAGCGATGATTGGATGATGCTAGGACGTTCCACAGATAGAAAAGAGAACATGCAAGGATTCCACGCACCATACCTAATGTTTGTAGTTGATGAAGGCAGCGGTGTTGATGATGATATTTATGAAGCCATTGAAGGAACACAAACACAAAAGGGTGTGAACGTTGCAAAGACACTTGTGATTGGAAACCCAACAAGAGCTGAAGGTTATTTTTATGACGTGTTCCACTCCAAATCTTCAAAGTGGACAAACATACATTTGGATTGTAGGCTATCGCCACGTGTTAGCGAACAATGGATAGAAGATAGAAAAGATGAATACGGTGAGGATAGTGCATTTTTCCAAGTGCACGTATTAGGGAACTTTCCACCATACGGTGATGATGTTCTTATACCCTTATTCTGGATAGAACAATGCATGGTGAGCTAATGGTAATAGTTACATATTCTATTAAGCGTGAGGGAAATCCCAAATACTGGTATATATTATTTCAAGCGTTGGATAGCGACAAAAAAGAGATTGGATATCAAGAGGTCGAGTTCTTACCCGAAAGTAATGTTGCATACTTAATACATATTCGCGTAGATAAAAAATATAGAAACAACGGCGTGGCTAAACAAATCATGGAAGAAATGTTCCGTGTGCTAATTGAAGATATGCAAATACCAAAGATATTAATACCACTATATTCTCGTGATGGGGAAAAATACATTAAGCCCGTAATAGACCGATATAGGAAAAAATACCCAAATACCATAATAAAAGATGAAATAGAAAGCATTATATGAACGATTAGGGTGGGGTAAATGAGTAATAAAAATAAATATATCCCAAAGAAAATAGATGATCCACAAAACAAAAAGAAAAAGTATTCAAAGAAAACAAAACAAGATATATTTGGCATAGAATATAGGTGATTATTTGAGATTATCTGGATTGGACGTTGCAAGGATGGGTTCGGATTATTCCGTGAACACTGTTATAGATTATATCAACGATAAGTTTAGATTGTTTGATATTAAGGATTTTTCCAAGATGACCACAAATGAATTAGAAGGGTGGTCAATGCAAATGCAAAGGCAATACGACTCAAATAAGATTGTAGTGGATTCAACCGGTATAGGTGCCGGGGTGTATGATATCCTAAGAGAGAACGGATTGCCGGTCATAGAGTGCAAATTCGGTGGCACACCAATGAACAAAATATTGTTTCAAAATGTCAAAGCAGAAATGTATTGGTATGCACGTTCTTTGTTTGAACAAAAACTAATAGAATTAATACCACACCCGAAACTATCGAAACTTGTTTCTGAACTATCCGCAATGAAATATGAATACGACTCCAAAGGCAAGCTACATATTATTGATCCGCCCAAATCACCAGATTATGCCGATTCGTTTGTTATGGCTTGCTACGGCATCAAACTATCGCAAAGGAAAACATCGGCGGGTGTGGTCGCATGGTAAATCGATGCCCACACTGCCATAAGATTATATCTACAAATTCTACTAAATATACCCCACTACAAATAGAAAAGTGCATAGAGTATATTAAGCAAGGGTTGGGTGTTTCTGAAATAGTAAGAAAACTTGGACCCGATTGGACTCGTTCTAACGTGTATTATTACAAAAACAAACATAATGTGTGATTAATCTATAATCTCATATTCTAAGTAAATTTCTTTTATTCTGAAAATCCAACTACCGGCATATACGGTATATGGTGTAAATTTGATGTAAGGGATTGTGCTTGTTGATGATGTGCTTACATTTAGCGTTTCCGTTACAGTTCCACTTGTGTTATTATCTTCCCACTCTAATGTTGTGGTTTCTATTTCTACATCACTGCCGCCGATGTTGTAATAAGATATTATTGAAACATCAATAGTATCATACACTTTCATATAATAACTGTATTTTATGGATTTTAGTTTTATCTTATCTGTTTGTAATTCGTTCAAATACAAGATTAATAAAGGTGATCCTTGGTCAAACCAACTTGTTATCCCACCACTAATCCAAAAGTTAATGCCCTTGAAATCCACTAGCAACTTATTTCTACTTTCCATTGTCGTTGTTCTACTATCAACTACACCAGTTATATCCCCCGCAACTGTTGTAACTGTGGCAATTAGGATTGCATCGTCCGGAACCGTGGCGGTTGTTGAAAACGTTAGCCAATCAGAACCATTATCACAATGCAAGAATATGTAGTTTGTTACATCGTTTCCAGTAAGCGTTAATGTTTCCGTTGCACTGGATGTTACCTCATAAGTTTCATTATTACTGTCCTTTATATATGCAGTTCCGGCTGTTATGTCAACATCCATTGAACTACTTTTAGACGATTCAAATCCAGTTAATACGAAAGATGGATTTGTTCCACCCAAAGATATTCGCATGTATTTTGATTTCAATCCTTGTGTGTTCTTAACTTCACGGTATATAGTCATAATAATCAATCCGTTGCATACTTATATAAGATGTAAATATCAGTTATCCACCCAGCTACTTTTATATATGCGTCTGCGCTTTCCAATTTCAACGACATTGGTATGTATTTCCATGTTGTTGTGTCCCCCGTGCTAATCATAACATCATCGCCGCTGCCAATGTTGTAATATACGCTTGTGGTATTGCTGTATGTGGCATAATCTGTTGGTGTTGAACCCCAAAAAGGATTTTTCCAATAAACACCTATTACATATATTGGTTCTGTAACGTGGAAATAAAAGTTCAATGTTTCGGCAATATTATAATCCACATTTTCAATCCGTGTGTATTGTATGTTATGCACTTCTTTATGTGTTTGTTGTGGTCTGGCATCAATTATTCTAGTTATATCATCCGCCGTTGTTGTAACGGTGGCTAGGATTATAGCATCGCTTGGTAGTGTTGAGCTGCTGCTTTTGGTAATCCAATCAGAACCATTATCACAATGCAAGTAAATATAATTAATTGAATTTGCGGTGCATGTTAGTGTTTGTGCACCATCGCTTATAACATGATACATTTCCCCGCTGGAGTTTTTTATCGCAGCATATCCAGCCGCTATTGATACACTCAATCCACCGTTATCCGTAACTGCAAATCCAGAAACAACAAAATTATCCCACAGATTGCCAACGAAAGTTCTAAATGTTACGGCGTCCGATGCTGCCGCAGTTAATCCTTTTGAAAAGGTCATGACCACTCCTCCACATATATTCTTATACTTGTTATGTTAATTCTGCAAGATGATCCATAAGTAAAGTATAATCTTACATACACATCGGCGGTCTTATCCGTGGATTCAACATTTGGCGTCAAATCCCTTTCGCTTCCCGTCCACGCTGGATTATCCTTATATGCATCTAATTGCACTTCGCCGGCACCAAGATTATAGTAGCAATATGTATATGGTGTGTTTGAACTACACTTCACGAGATACTTTATCTTCTTTATGCGTATGTATTTACCAAATGATGGATTCAAGTGAATATAATTGTTATACGTTCCACCGGCGGGATATGTTTGACCCAACACAGAATATACCTTTGTTTGCTTGCCGAGTTCCCTATTATCCGTAACGGTTGTAATATCCCCACTTGCAGTTATAATTGTTGCCAATAGGATAGCATCGGCGGGTATTTCTGCACTTGTAGAATATGTTAGCCAATCTTCACCGTTATCACAATGTAAGTAAACGTAATTAGTATTATCATCTGTCAATAATAAAGTTTCTTCTGATGTGCTTACAACTTGGTATAATTCATCACCGTCTTTGATTAGCGCAGTTCCGGGGGATATGGTTACATATATCCCCGTATCATCTTCAACTAAGAAACCACTTACTACTCTTTCGTCTTGGGTGTTCCCTAACCACGTATTTATCACAGATGCAGTTGGTGTATCTGTTGCAATTATAGTTCTTGTTATTGCCATTTCAATTCACCTATAATTCCACCGCATATATTATTGTTACTGATTTTGTATTATCAAATGTTTTTGGCGGACTCAATACGGTGTGTGTGAACAAAGTATTGTCATCGTTTCCATACAACCCAACTTCAGCCCACGTTCCATACCAACCCGAATCGGTAGCAGCGAAATAAAACGTAGCTGTTACAGTTTGTGCCGTATCATCGTTTAGGGATTCTGATACGGGTGCCTTTATTGTGCTTATTTGGCTTGTTAGTGCGGTATCTGTTACATCCGCCGCCGTATCATCATCACCCACAGCAATACCACTTATTGCCAAATCAACAGTTCCCCCCGCCATAGCGTTTGCAAGCAAATCCCTGAACGCATTAGTTATAACGTTTGTATGTGTTGTCTGTGATATAATCTCATTTGTCTTTGCATCACGTTCTATAATTAGTAATTTACCTTTTATACCTTCTTTTTCTCTTATATTTATGCCCATGTAAATAACCCCCACAACGTA